TGTGGCCTTATTTATTTAGGAGATCACCATGAAAAGCATTAACAGGTCCATACTGCTGGAGAGTGACGACCCCATCCAGGGCCTTGCAATGGCTATTGTATACAGCGGAGTGGTCGAAAAAGACGCAAAGTTTTTTTGCTCCGACTGGGCTAAGGCCTTGTTTAGGTACTTGGGCATTGAAACAGATCCCCTTGAATGGTATCTGATGATATTGGAAAGAAAGGAACGTGAGAAGCATGGCCGTCGGTGCAGCCAAAGCAAGCGCAACCCTTAAATATGACGCAGAACTGTATACCCCATATGCCCTTGAATCCTGGCCCGATAGTGAGATGCGCAAAGAATACACGCGATTGCGCGACATTGCGCAAAAACGTATCAAGCGACTGTCAAAAGACCCCATCAGCAGCACGAGCGACATTTATAAAGAATTTGCCGGAGGTTTCCCAACCATCAAGGCAATGCGCGGAGATCGCAAAGCGCTGGAACAAGCCCTTGCAGATGTTGCGCGTTTTGTCCGCGCCAAGGGGTCCACTGTAGGCGGAGCGCGTGAGGAATTTGCCGAAAAAATGAAAGTGGGGGGCATTGACGTGTCCGAGGTCCCCGAAGATCAGTACACGGCCCTGTCCGAATGGTGGGAGATCGTCAAGGCCTCCGGTGTGTACTATTATCCGTCCGATCAGCCCGTCATGTACTGGCGAGAAAAGGGCGGTTACAATGTCAGCATTGACGATTTTGTGAAATGGCAGCAAGGTGAGGTTAGTTATGGCAAAGACTGGGACTACAGTGACGGCAGCAGCTCCGCCGACCTGCGCGGAGGTTTTGGTGGAGGCTTGTAATTACAACCCTATCCCATGGCTCATGGAGCACCTGGATTGCAAGCACACCAAGGGCAAAAAGTGCAAGACGAACAAAAAACGGTTATATGTTAATATGCCGTGTGCGTTTGACATTGAGACCAGCCGAGTTTGTACCGACGTTGACGGTAACCCCCATACCATCATGTATATCTGGCAATGTCAGCTAGGCCTAGATGTCACGATCATAGGCCGTACCTGGGAAGAATGGCTGCATTTTACGGATGCTATTAGCGATTACTTGCGGGCCAATAGTGGACCACAAGGTGCCTGGTATCTGTGCATGTATGTGCATAACTTGGCCCACGAATTTCAGTATCTTTCCGGGGTCATGGAGTTTGGCCCCGGTGATGTATTTGCCAGCAAACCCCGCCGAGTGTTGAAATGTGACAATCGCGCGATAGAATACCGGTGCAGTATGCGCCATAGCAACTTGTCATTGGATGCTTGGGGCAAGCAGCTGGGAGCCCCTCATGCAAAATTAACAGGCGCCCTTGACTATTCCAAAGTTCGGTATCCCTGGACCCCGTTGACATCTACAGAATTAGCGTACTGTATCAATGATGTGCGGTGCATTGTAGAGTGCCTGTTGATCGAGATGAAGCGCGACGGCGATGACCTGTACACTCTGCCATTGACGCGAACCGGTTACGTTCGGCGCATGGCGCGGCAGGCAATGTATAAATGGGGTATCAATCGCGTTAAACGCCTGCTGCCGTCGTGGGAACTGTACCAGATGTTGCGCGAGGCATTCCGGGGCGGTGACACCCATGCCAATCGTTATTATGTAGGGCTCCATCTTGAAAACGTCGGGTCCGTCGATATGTCAAGCGCCTATCCTGCCGCGCAATGCGAATGCTATTTCCCAATGACTCCATTTCGGCAAGAGCCCGCGACCGTGCAGCGCCTCATGCAATGTATGCGGCACGGCAAAGCCTGCCTGATGCGATTGCAAGTCAAAGGGTTGCGTCAACGCTATAAATGGTGGGGATTCCCGTATATCCCGCTTGCCAAGGTACGCCACTGTGAAGGGTATATAAACGACAACGGCCGGTTACTGTCTGCAGATCATTTTGAAATTACTATAACAGACATAGATTTTAGAATCATCGCCAAGGAGTATGACTGGGATGCCCTCAATGTGCTGGACCTGTACACGTCCGACTATGGCAAGCTGCCAAAGCCCTTGACAGATTGTGTTAAAGAGAGCTACACCGGCAAAACATCCCTAAAAGGTGTGGCAGGTCAAGACTTGTATTACGTCAAAGCCAAAGGTGACCTAAACAGTTATTACGGCATGACAGCGCAGGATCCTTTGCAGCTGGACACGCTTTTTGACGAGGACGACCCCGACAACCTGTGGAGCGAGTGCACCGATGACCCGGAGGGCAGTTATAACGGTCATTGCCCGCACCTGTTTTTGCCGTACCAATGGGGAGTGTGGACCACAGCCCACACACGCAAGCGCCTTAAAATTGCGCAATGGGCAGCAGGCAAAAATGGCGTGTACTGTGATACTGACAGTGTCAAATACATGGGCGTCATTGACCTAACAGAGTTTAACAAGGCGGTCAAGCAGCTTGCAAAAGATAATGGTGCCTGTGCTACAGACCCCAAGGGCAACGTACACTATATGGGCGTCTATGAACAAGAACACAGTTATGCGGAGTTTATGACCTGGGGCGCAAAAAAGTACGCCACCACCTACACCAAAGGCGGCAGGATAACCACCACGATCGCCGGAGTCAGCAAGCGCAAAGGTGGGCTGGAACTGGCCCTGTGGGGTGGTTTTGATGCCTTTAAACCAGGCTTTACATTTTGCCTGGCGGCTGGCAATCAAGTTGTATATAATGATCGCCCACAGGTACCGGATTTTGTGGTAGATGGCCACACGGTCCACATAACGAGAAACCTATGTATTTGTGACAACACCTATACCCTAGGTATTACGGATGAATACGCCAAGATATTGGGGTATAAGATCATGGAGGTTGTTTAGATATGATTAAGCTATTTACAGATGAGGGCTGGCCGAATTTTTCCGAGGATGACGGCATTCTATCCACCGGGGCCCCCATCATATTTATCTGGGGCGGACGCGGCACCGGCAAGACGTATGGAGCACTCAAGCACGTGCACCAGACGGAAGAAGAGTTTTTATATTTGCGCCGTACTCCGCAGCAGGCGGAGTTAATTTGTTCGTCCCCGCTCATGTGGCCGTGGTCCCCGCTGAACAATGACCTGCAAACACACTATGCGCCGTTCAAAATGTCCAAAATTGCGGGTATGTACGAGGTGGGCAATGCCGGGGCCTATACTGACACCGGGGTGCCTATTCGACCGGCGCAGATGTCTGGAGTACTGGGCAATGTTGTCACAATGGCCCGTACCCGTGGCTTTTCGAGCCCCGACACTGATATTATCATTTTGGATGAATATCAAAAAGAAGAATCCGACTATTACCGGCGTGGCGAGGGTGTGGGCCTTGCAAACATCTATGAGACGGTCAACCGCAACCGCGAATTGCAAGGAAAGAAACCCGTCACGCTGTTGTGCATGTCGAACGCCGTGGGCATGGCAAACCCCTACTATATGCAATGGGATATTACCGACACGGTAGAAAAGATGATCGGAAAGAAAGAGCGCGTCAAGCTGCTAAAAGACAAGGGCATTTTACTCATTGACTTGGTGGATAGTCCCATAGCCAAAGAAAAAGCAAATACCGCCCTTTACCGGTCCATGAGCGGCACCGACTTTTACCGGTCGGCTATCGAAAACCAGTACAGCGCCGAGGAAAAAAGCTTGGTAGTATCCCGCCCGTTGCGCGAATATTACCCGCTAGTGCAGATCGGGCGGTGCTGCATTTACGAACACAAAAGCAAACCCGTTTATTATGTATGTAGGCACCGGTCCGGCGAAATGCCAATGTACGGTACCGGCGACTATGAGCGAAAACGATTCCGGGCCGCTTATGGGTATATCTGGCCCGCATATTTGCAGCGGCAAATTGAATTTGAGCGGTATTCGGATGAAATTTTTTTCCGCGAATACTGCAGCAATACTTGATTTTTTCTTACAATCGAATATAATGAAATTAATCCCCGGTGCCCAAAGGCAGCCCCCGGAAGGGGTGGGCAAGCGTCAGCCAGCGCAAGAACCGGGGATTTTATTCTACTCATATTTATTTTGGAGGTGCGCAAAATGGATGCTAACACTGTGATTCAGGCTATTTCTAACGTAGGCTTTCCGATCGCGGCTTTTTTGCTGATGTGGTACCAGTGTAACACTGTGGTCAAAGAAAACACGGCAGCAATCACCGAAATGCGTGTTGCCTTGGACGACATCAAGAAAGGCTAACCGCTATGAACTGTTATATCATTTTTGCTCAAGCCGTCACCAACGAGCGTGCATTTTTGCTGGCTGAATTGTGCACCCGTTTGGGCCTGGGCTACTACAGTGACTGGGCCAACGATGCCCACACGCGGCAGTGCTGCGCCGTGGGCCCCGTCACCAAAGGCGACAAAGACCAGGTAGTCAAATGCCTGGCGCATGACAGTTATGTTGTAATGGAGGCGATCAAAGTTGAAAATCAGTGAGAAAGCGGCCCTTGCCATGGCCGGGTACACCAAGGCCGAGATCGAAGCAATGGACAAACCCGCGCCGACGGCCCCGGCAGCTGTCCAGAATCCTGCTATCCCGCAGCAGGTCCCGCCGTTGGCGGCCCCGCCCGCCAAGCAGATTACACCGCAGCCCGCACCGCAGCCCGCGCAGCAGCCGAGCGGCCAGTATGATGGCCTTGAAGCTCTGCTGCAGCAGATTTTGCAGGGCCAGCAGTCCACCACCCAGGCAATGCAGACCATGACCCAGGCCATGCAGGCCAATGCGCTGGGCCTTGGTATCCAGCAGCAGCCCGCAGTCGATGCCAGCACGGTGACGGCCCGCATTATTGATCCCACGTATGGACAGGAGGTAAAATAATATGCCGCTTGGTATGAATTTTGCGGACATTGCCGCAATTTTGACCGAGATCAACAAGATGGCGACCGGGCAGGAACCCACGTCGCCCATCGTGGATACATCCAGTTTTGTGTCTGTCGCGCAGGCCACGCTGTTGACCGGCACCGACAACTACACCAAAGCGATCAGCCAGGTTTTGGGCCGCACCATTTTCGCGGTCCGCCCGTATGATGCGCCCATGAAGCGCTTGCAGGTTACCGGCGACGACTGGACAAACCATGTGCGCAAGATCAATTTTTGCGATTCTGACCCCGTGACGGACAAGGCCTGGGCCCTGGAAGAGGGCCAGAGCGTTGACATGTACGAGGTCCATAAACCCAAAGTCCTGCAGACCAACTATTACGGTCAGACCAACTACAGCCGCGTATACACCCAGGCCGACACCCAGATGCAGGCGGCATTTAAGGGGCCCGAAGAGCTGGCACAGTTTTGGTCATCGTTTGTCCTGCATCTGTCCAACCAGATTGAGGCCGACCGGCGCAACCTGGCCAACAACCTGATGGCCAACCACCTGACCGGCATGACTGTCACCAGCCCAAAAAGCGTTATTTACCTGCTGGACGAGTACAACGCCCAGCAGGGCACCAAGCTGACGGTGGCCGACGTGTACAAAGAGGCCAATTTCCCGGGCTTTGCAAAATTTGCATACGGGCGTATCAACGATATTTCCCGCCTGCTGAAGGAGCGCACGATCAACTGGCATCAGAACTGGGAGATCGGCGGCCAGACTTACAGCATTATGCGGCATACTCCGTATGATCGCCAGCACCTGTACTTGTACAGCGGGACCCAGAGCCAGATTGATGCCCGCGTTATTCCGGAGGTATTCCACGACGACATGCTGCGGTACCGCGACGCGGAACAGGTCACGTTCTGGCAGGATATCGACGAGCGGGAAACGATCGCCGCAACCCCTGTTGTTACCAGTACGGCAGGCGTGGCAGCCAAAAATGCAGCGGTGCAGCTGACCAATGTGTTCGGCTGTCTGCTGGACTGGGATGCAATCGGTTACACCCCGAGGCTGTCCCGCGTCGTCCCGACGCCGATGAACGCGCGCGGCCTGTACACCAATTTCTGGTATCACTATGGGTGGTCCTGGTACGACGATTTCACGGAAAACGCCGTCCTGTTTTTGATGACCGCCGACGACGTGACCGCGCCCAGCGCAAGCAAAGCAGCCAAAGCCAGCACCCTGAAAACCACCATGCACAAGGACGCAGACCCCTCTAAGTCCTGACCGACACCGGCGGGCAATGCCTCGCCGGTTATTTTATAGGAGGTGTATGCATGCAGGCAATATTCTATCAGATCAGCAAACGTTCAAACAGTACCAAGCTGCCCACCGGTGGGCGAGCTCTTGAGATCACTCTAAAAGCCCCTTGTACCATCATTGACCCCGAAATTAAGATTGCCACGGACAGCAACCCCACCGGGTACAATTATTGCAATATACCCATCTTTGGCCGGTACTATTGGATTAAAAACTGGACATATTCGGACGCACGCTGGATTGCATCGCTGACCGTTGACACCCTGGCAAGTTACCGGGCCCAGATCAGCAACGCTACAGAGTACGTTGTGCGGTCGTCCGCAAAATATGATGGCAATATTGTAGATAGTTTATACCCCACAAAAGCACCCATCACCACCAAGACCGTAAAGGCAAGTTTCACCCCGTTTTCCGACGACCCGGAGGGCAATGTAGGCTTTTTCGTCGTCGCGGTCAACGCTCCGGGATATGTGTCTTTTGGCGGTGCCATTTATCTTGCAATGAGCGGCACGACATTTCAAAAGCTAATGGCAGCGCTTTTGCAAAACACAGATTACCTTAATATTAGTTCCGAGGAGATCAGCAGCAATCTTACCAAAGCGCTGTTTAATCCCCTCCAGTATATTTCCAAAGCATTCTGGATTCCGTGCGGTAACGCTGGTATCGGCAGCCCCATCACGGAAATCCCCGTCGGTTGGTGGAAAATGCAGAACGTCGGGAACGCTTATGTTATAGCAAACAATAACGATAAACAGGTATTTACTTTTAGTATTGTAACCCCACACCACCCGCAGCTCAGCACGAGAGGCGCATACACAGACGGGGCCCCGTATTCGGAGTATACGCTATACTGTCCGCCGTTCGGTGAGATCAAATTAAACGCTAACTTGTTTGTACGGCAAAGTGCATTATACTGCCGGTTGACGGTTGACTACCGCACCGGGGATGCCGTTCTGGACTTGGCATTTAACAAAGATTTCAGCAGCGTTGTCTTTTCCACGTCCGGCAGTGTAGCAGTACCGGTGCAGCTGGCGCAGATCGCAACCAACGTCAACGAGCTTGCCAGCATCAGCGGCTTGATTCAAACAGCCGTGGGGGCTGTGGCTGGCGGCATTGCGTCATTTTTTGGTAACGGGGATGTCGTCAACGGCATAGCATCCGGTGCCCAGCAATCCACTGTTGTCAGTCAGTCCAAAGGCGGAGGGGCCAGCGTGGCAAAATACGGTATCACCCCGTATTTGACGGGGGCCTTTTATGAGATCGTGGAGGATAACAACGAGTACCACGGCAGGCCACTGTGCCAGCGTGTGCAGCTGTCCACGATTCCGGGCTTTATCATGGTCGATGACCCTGACCTTGCCTTACCGGCGACGGCTGCCGAGATCGACAGCGTCAAAAGTTTTCTGCGCAATGGATTCTTTTTGGAGTAGGAGGTGCCAAAACAATGGCAGTATATAAGCAATGTATTACAGGGGTGTCACCGATTAGGGTATCGGCAGCATATCCCGCATACTCTGATGGCAGCTACCATGGCGGCATTGATACGGTACATAAAGATCACAAGGCCTATGCACCGATGGCTGGCACAGTCGTCACGGCCCACACTTGGCAAGGCGGCACAACCGGCAATGACTCATGGGGCAACTATATTGTTGTCAAAATGAGCGATAACAGCTATTGGCTTGCAGCTCATTTTGCAAGCCAGATTCACAGCGTCGGCGAGACCATCACCCGCGGCCAATTTATCGGGCAGCAAGGGCAGACAGGCAACGCGAGCGGCATCCACACGCATTGGGAATATTGGGTAGGCGGTTACGGTACCGCGAACAGAACAGACCCCTCCGCCATTCTGGGAATCCCGAACCAGGTTGGGACCTGGGAAGTGGAATGGGATGCAAGCAATCCCCCGGGGCCGGGTCCTGGGCCTGG